TGAAACTTAGAAAGGTTATAAAGAAAGTTACAGATAAAAATATGAGATTAATACCAAAGTATAGAGAGAAATATCCCGATTGTAACAAAAGTATTTCAAGATATTCTGACCAATATAATAAAATTATTGTAGAATCCATGGGTGGCTCTGGTGATAATGACCATGAAAAAGCAAGCAAAATTATTAAAAACATATCAAAACAGGTTCTTGTAGAAAAAGAATCAGAAGGAATTGTATCTATTCACTAACTAGATGTAGTCTTATTTTTCTTTTAAAATTTTCTTCATTGTCAAAGAGGAAGAGTTTAAATTTTTTACAGTCAAAATTATCAAAATTGTCTCTCATTGTAATCCTTGAAGACATTTTTAATTCAGGTAGGAATACAACAAATTGATAAAGTCCATCATTTCTAGAAATTTTATCAAACAAATATCCGTCATATTCTTTTTCCATAATTTCAGGAGTATTATGACATATATCAAGCAATGTGCAATCACACTGAACCTTTCGTATTGAACGCATTGTCGTATTTATGTATTCAATATCTCCTAACCATTTATTGTAAAATTTATCTACATTATCAGACAATTTAATAATACCAGTAGTTTGTTGTAATTTAATCATATTAAGCAAATCAACCAGACGACGAATTGGACTAGTAATATGTATATACGCATCAACATCCAACATTTCATGTCTAGTATCAACAATTTCAGAACCGTCAATATATTGACCAGATGCGCTATTCCATATTTTAATAAACTTTGTCACATCTTCTGGAATCGTTTCAGGCACCGATATTTCTCTCTTCATTATGGTTGAACGAAAAATTCCAGTTTTATGTTTAATTAGTTCTGTGGCACAATGGTAGTTCATTAATATCATAAGGTAACACACTATTTCATGACTATTTCTCACATTATTAATGTATTTAAATTTCCTAGATAAACCTTTGGTGGTTTCAAGTAGATGTAAATATTTTTTATCACACAATAATTTTGGTTCTTCATAACAATAATTTTTGAATACTTTAATTAGACAATTACTATACTTTATTTCGACAATATTAGCATCTTTAATAAAAATATCCATAACAAAAGCGATTCTATTTACATTTTCTTGAAGACTACACAAACAATCAGATAAAATAGTTGGAAGCATAGGGCGTTTTTTGTCAGGCAAATAAATGGTTGAAATACGACGTGAAAACGTATCCCAAAGATTCAAGACATCCATCCAGACAGTGACATTAGAAATGTATATACTTAACTGCTGTATACCATCCCCAATGTCATTAATACTGAATCCGTCGTCGAAATCTTGGCTATTCGGTGGGTCAATAGTAATTATGTGCCACATTTGTTGGTTTGTTCTATCTTCAATATCAGGGTATTTTGTTTTAATACTCTCAATGAATGAATCATGTGATTTGTTATCAATTGCTTTTTGTGTTGCCTTTTGAAATTTTTGAATTGACGCATTTAAACTTTTACAATATAGTTGATATTCATAAAAATTATCAAGAACATCAACAGAACCAATAACATTATCTAATTTTCCGATTGGATGTTTATCATTCCATTGTTCAAAAGTAAAAGTCACATACAAATTTGACATAACCTTAGAAAAACCAATGTGTTTTATTTCATATGGAATTAAAAAAGAAGGCAATCTCATATCATCTGGGATACACTTGTATAACAATTTACCATTTTTTTTGTCAGTTTTAGAATTTATATGTCTTCCATATGTTTTATTACCTGCTATAATAAGAACCGCTGGAATTGGCGGTCCAGACCTAATACTAGAGTGTATCAAACTTGTAGTATTGTCTTTATTAATAATAAATACGTCATTTGAAAATAGCTTTCTTTCAATAGGATTAATGTCTAATTGAACTTTATTGAAGTTTTTTGTTTCAAATACTTCCCATGAATTGTAGTTACGGTCATGAACAGATAGTTTAAAGTTCTCCATATTTAACTAGATATATGTAGTTATGTTAATATCTTTAACTTATATTTATAATTGTTATATGTATAAAGTATTGTAATTTCATATGTGAAGTAACAATACAAAAAAAGTTTTTACCTATTTTAATTATCTTAATAGAAAATTTTGTATATATCTTGTTCTAAAAAAGCTGTTGTTGAGTAGCTAGTTCTTGTGCCATCATGCCTAAAATACCAATCATTGCTAATCTGCCATTGTTCAACTCTTTATCCATTTGATTACCCAATGATTCATTATTTACTCCAAGTGCTATACCAAAATCACCAGGCTGATAGTCTTTTTTCAAAGCAAACGGCTTAACAAGAGGATTTTCCCAACCACGAATCATGGAAGAAAACTCAGTTATAAACATAAAAGAAAGACCAATGGCAACAAAGTCTGGATGGTCTTGAAAAAAGTGAATTCCTAGATTATCAGAAAATTGTTCAGATAGTGGCAATAAAATAGATGCGACCATCGCAAGTCTTCCATGTTTAAGTTCGGCTTCACGTAGAAATACAGGTTCAACACCTTTTGCCACAACCGATGGGTCAAATAAATCTACATTTTCCAATGGTGCTGTAGCTCTGCGAATAATAGGCTTATTGGGATAACTAAATGAAGATACAGATGAAAAAAGAGCAAATAGTAAAAAAAGTGATTTGAACATTGTATATATAATCTCATATATTCTTTAAGTTATTTGACAAATCATATGTATTTTATATTAAAACCAAATACTTTTTTGTATAGTTATTTCAAATGATAAAAGGTGTAAGTAATAATACAAAATACGTTTAATAAAAAATTGAAATAAATATAAAATGATAGTTAAACAATAAATAACTACATAATAAAGCAAAAAATGAATGCTGAAAATAGAAGTGAAAATGTGTTTAATCAAACATTTCCTACAAATAGAATTGGCGTTTTGAGAAATATAGCAAGAACTTGTTCATTTTGTCGTTGTCAAGGACATATTATTACATCCTGTAATGACCAAAGAATAACAAACTTTGAAGAAACTTGTATATCTCAAAAGCGTATATTTGACGAACATGAAAACTCACGTAATAATTTTGAACAATGGATGGCAAGTTATTATCTAGAAAACCCATTAGTTTCTAAAGCATTTGCCGTTAGAAAATGTGGCTCTACATTAAGGTCAAATGTTCAGCGCAATTTACGTTTAATAACAGAATACTTTTATTATAATGAAATATCTGTGGAAACACCAGATTTTGTGCCATTTTTGGGAAACAATTCAGATTTATCAAATGTAAATGTATCTGATGTAATATTGGCTATGGTTATGTTAAGTCAAGATACACAGTTTATAAATAATTATGTAAATAATCCTCAACCTTATATTGAAGAAATGTTAAATTTGATTGTCAGACAAAGAAGAATGAATGAGAGAAAATTAGAAATTGAAACAAATGTAATTAAATGTGAAACCCCTGATGAATCATGTGAATGTAATATTTGTTATGAAACTACATGTAATGAAAATTTTGTAAAATTAAATTGTAGTCATCAATTTTGTAAAGAATGTGTAAAAAAAACATTACATACTTGTGACAATAATGCTAAATGTGCTTACTGTAGAATTGAAATAAAAACGATTACGATTTCTTCAGAAGATATAAAAAATGAATTTTCGGAAATAATAGCGTAAAATTACAAATATTTTTATAAAAATTTAAATATAAAAATATTTTTCTTTATCAAAAAAGAGACCGTAAATCAGTAGGTTTTTGTCATTCAAGAAATTTTTTATATTAGAATGAACGTTATTATACGTTAGTAGCCATAGGTTCAACCGCGCCTCATCCACCCTTCATAATAGTAGGGATATTTATAGATGGTATAGTTCCACCTCAGCCGCCCCTTTTAATCATTTTGTTTCTAGAATGTCTTACTTTGCGGCGTTTTGTTCGTGTGTTTTTTCTTTTATTCCTTTTATATTTTGTTTTAGACAAAGACGTGAAGAGAGAAGCAACCGCTTTTTTAAGTGACTTCATATATTAAACGAATATAAAAATTACTCTATATTATTTATTTCAGAACCAAATGTTATTGATGATGAATTTATAGCAACTGGAATGTTGTTGTGTGAATCATTCATAGTTGCTGCTATATTAGTATTAGTATTAGTATTATTAATATCAATGTTTTTTTGTTTTTCGTTATCTAGAGTATCATTATCATTAACATCACTATTTGGAGGAATAACTTCATTATTAATCTCATTAATGCTAACCTTTTTTGCGACATTGCGTTTCACATTTTGAATTTGTAAAGCATGTAGTCCAATATAAGGCATTATAGCAATGTTATTCATATAAGTTCTATAATGAAAACAAGAAATGCTAGTGTTATTTGTAAATTTAATACTATACCACCAATAAGCAGGTATAAACAATGTTTTTCCAGGAGTTAAAGTAAATTCGAGACATTTTATTTTATCAAAATCAGCAATATATTTTGTCTGTGGTGTCCAAGGATTAACAGGTGACCTAAATTCAAAGTTTTCATAATCGTATATAGGATAAAGATATCTACTGCTATGTGGAGGCGCCATTTTAATTTGTGCGCTACCTTGCGTTAAAAGAAAGTAATTTCTATAATTAATTTCATATCTAAATGGTGTACATACATTGTTACTACCTATCATAATATCATAGTTACAATTAGAAACCATATATGGTCGTAAAAATCCATCGTTGTATTTAAAATGCTTAACGATTCCAGTTTCTTCTAAAAAGTCGGAATTATTTTCAGAAAAATAGCTAGATGATTTATCTTCTTCGAAAAGTTTAATAGCAGAATGTAATGGCAAAGGAATATATAGTTCAGAATTAATATCAGTATCTTTTATATTACGTATTTTAATTTCAAAAGCATTATAATTATTTACAATATTCGCTTTATTAGAAGCGTCGATAATTTTTTTACTGTCAAAATCAAAAAGCACTGGCTGCCTAATGTCGCATATTTCTTCTAATTTGTCTTTAGAAGGGTCTTCAATCTCATACATTTCAAGGTCTGCGCTTGTTTTTAGATGGAATTGAATATGTAAATATATAAATAAAACTAAACAAAAGATGAAAAACCCAATTATTATTTTCATTGTAATCTTAAATAAAAATAATAATAATTTTTGCTAACTGGAACGAAACGTGGTTAATCGGTTATTTTAGGAGCAATATAAAATGTAAGATTACTATCATCTCCTAAATCATAAGAAATTTTCATTGGTAATTCAGATACAATAGATATTTTAACTTCATTAGATATTTTATTTGTTAAACACATTTTGTTAATATAGCTTAAGCTGTATGTAATGTCTATTTGTTCTCCTTCAACGATAGAGTATTCTGTCAAATCTTCAATAGGTATATTAACCAACATTTCTCCAGTAACACCGTTTGTAATTAAATCGATTTTATCTTCACTACATTTTACATTAACATCATTACCAAATGTCATCATTTGTGAAACAATTTCGCATATTTTTTTAGAAGATATAGAAAATTCAGCATCATAATCAACAACGGGAATATTCATTTCTTGATAATCATATTCAGCTAAAGGAATTTTAAAATATTTATCAAATTCACCTTTAAGATGTTCTTTTGCCACAAGCGATATACTTAAACTATCTTCACCGTCAGAATGTATAATTATATCATGTGACTCTTGTTTTGTGCTTATAACAGAATGAAAAATAGATGAATCAAAACACACTTGTGTCTCCCCGCTAACTTCATAATGACAAAACCAATTTTTTTGAATACTTACATCGAATAGGCAAACATGTGATTTATCTAATCCTTGAATATGTAACTTATTTACTTCAAAATTAACACTAAGCAAAGCTGAACAATTTTTTAAGGTTTGAAATAAAGCAACAAATATGTCTTTTTTATGTCTATCAGTTATAGTAACCTTCATATTAAATATATTACAATTTATATATTTAATATCTTTTGATAAGATAAATTAAATTGATTCATTCGCAAATTCCTCTTTAATTATATTTTTTAAGTCAACCGAAATAATTGTATTATTATCTATTTCAGATTCATTTTCATGAACTATTTTTTCAGGTACAACAATATTTTCACTTACAGCAATAGTGGTATTTTTTTCAAGTTCAGCAATAGCATATTCATAATCTGTAAATTTATCGTTAGTATCTTTAATAAATGAATCAAATTTCAACATAAACGATTTTAATAATTCTTTTGTTTCAGTTAAATCCTTCTCAAAAACATCGATTTTGTCATTTTGTTTACTTACTAAGAGATTTGTCTTTTCTATTTCAGAATTCATTTTAGATATTTCATCAGTAAAAAGTGTGACATTTTGGTTATTACCTGATAAAGGCCCACTTTTTTCAAGTGAAATAATTCTATTTACAATACTAGTTAACACACTGTTATCAATTAACTTGGAATTTTCTGGAATATTACTATTGGATGATTCAATGTTAGTTTCACCATTTTCAAAATCAATAACAAATTGTTCAATACGTCCTAAGCGCAATGTGATTAAACCAATAGCATCAGAAATGCTTAATTTTGAGAATGGTAAGCCATTACTGTTTTGAGTTACTTGTTGTTGTGGTGGTTGGCTAGGTTGTTGTCCTCTTGCGAGTCTAACATTGCTTGTAGATGTATTATTTTGATTCTGTGGCACAAAAGCCGCATGAGAACCAATGGATGTGCCAGGTCTGCCGCCACTTATAGGAGGTGCTGCCTCTCCAGCTCTTCTTGCTCTAGCCGCAGCTATAGATCTTGAACTACTACTCATTTTAATATAAATTATATACACTTTGTTTTTAAATTAATTACGCATGTTTGATATATATTTAAGGAATCATTTTCATTTTAATTACATCATGACTAATATAATTATGAATTATAAAATCATCAACTTGATAATCGTTAATGTCATCTTTAACTTCTTTAATCTCAACTGTTGGGAATTCATATGGAACTCTATTTAACACTTCTTTCATTGGTTCTATATGTTCTTCATATAAATGACAATTCCCTGAAAAATAAACTACTTCGTGCGCCTCTAACCCGCAATGTTTTGCTAGTAAATGTGTAAGAAAACTATAGGATGCTATATTAAAACTAGCGCCTAAAGCAACATCAAGAGACCTTTGATACATAGAACATGATAATTTATTGCCATTATGAACATTAAATTGACACAAAATATGACAAGGTGGTAATGCCATTTGGTCAATTTGTTTAGGATTCCATGATGTCATAACAAGTCTTCGGCTATTTCTAGTTTCAGGATTTTTCAATTGGTCAATAATTTGTTGTAATTGGTCAAATCCGTTAAAAGGATGGTCAGTTGTAATATACTTACCTGAGTAACAGTTATAACTAGCATTGAAAAATCGCCATTGATAACCATAAATAGGACCAGCCATGCCCTCAGGATAGTTAACAAGTCCTCTTGAATCTAAAAACTCACGTGATGTATTTCCATCCCAAATATGAACATCTTGTTGCTGCAACAATTTGTTGTTAGTTTCGCCTCTAATAAACCATAACAACTCTTTTAAACAAGTTTTCCAAGCTGTTTTTTTAGTTGTTAAAATAGGAATCTTACCGTCCTTTAGAGAAAATCTCATAGAATTACCAAAAATACTTTTAGTGTTACCATTTCTACCTTCTTCCAAATATCCGTTATCAATAATATTTTCAATTAAATTTAAGTATTGATATTCTTCATGTGTTCTTTGTTTAATATTATTGAAAATATTATCAGAAATATTAGAAGTATTTTCATATAAAAAAAAGTTGTGACTATTTTCAAAATCCATATTATATTATTTAGAATACATTTTAAATAATTTTTAACTTTAAACATATTTTGTATTTTTAATTTCTTATTATAAATCATATGGATACTTCAGATGATACTAAGCAAAGTTTTTTTAAACATGTATTTAACTTTGATGATGACTCAAAATCAGACTTATTAAATATAATTCAATATTCATTGATATCTGTCATACCAATTGTAAGTTTGAATAAATTGATGTCAAAATATGTTCCAGAAGCAGATGATAATAAAGGAAGTTTGGAAATCAGTGCTGAAATAGTAATTCAGATAATTGTTATGTTTATTGGTTTATTATTAATTCACAGAATTATAACATTTGTGCCAACATATAGTGGTTCCAAATACCCTGATTTTAGCATAATTTATATTATTTTAGCAGTTTTGATGATAACATTAAGTTTACAAACAAAAATAGGTGAAAAGGTAAGTATTTTAGTAGAAAGAATTAATGAGCTATGGAATGGAAAACCAGATAAGAAAAAGGGTTCTAAGAATGGTGCCGTTAAAGTAAGCCAACCAATTTCAGGGCAAATAACAGGACAAATAATGAATAATGCAGCTATGTCACAGTCATTGTATACAGATGGCACATCAATTAGTTCCTTACCAACAAATGAAGTATCTTATGGAAATGAAAACACCAGTCAGTCACAACAATTACCAAATTACAATGCTATGTATAAACAAGAGCCTACGCCTTTGGTAAATGCGGCAACTCCTGGGGGTCAAGAGGGATTTAATGAACCAATGGCGGCAAATTCTGTAATAGGAGGTGGATTTGGTAGTGCTTGGTAAATATAATAAAATTTATACCTTTGAAGATTTTTTAAGCGGTGTCCTTTACACCTTTTCTCATTTACACCTTTTTACATTTCAAACGCCTGTATTAATTAAAAAATTATCAAAATGATAAGTGTAACTTACATTTGTAATTTTATATTCATTATCAACCAAATCATATACATTTATTTCGTAATCATAATATTTAAAATCAAATGTTATTTTATAAATATTTTTTAACTCATTTTTTGCCTTTTCTAAATCAGAATAAAATGCTACAATACCTGTATCATTCTTTATCACAAATATTTTATTTAACATAATTATATATGATATGAATTATTTATATTATTTATATTATTTAGTAATACAAGAGTTTTATATGAGGTAAATTATATTTTACTTTATATATATATGCCATTTATTAGTAGTTATAATGGAGCTATAAAAATATTATCGGCAATAGAAAATGGAAATTGTAAAGAAAGTTGTAAAACATCATGGATACGTAATTTAAAATATGCGTTAAAAACTAAAACAAATCCTTTAGCATTAAACAAAAAACAACGTAAAAATATGACTGAAAAACTTAAAAGTGTTTCTGGTAAAAATGCTTTAAACCAACATAGCAAAACATTAAAAAAATATAAAAATAGAAAATCTCCGCCATACCCAGCAAATGAAAATTGTAATAAAACAATTGTTGGTAATGATGGGAACAAATATATATCTAAACCAAACAAAAATAACATTTGTTCTTGGAAGAAAATATAATCGCTCGGTTTACACCTTTTCTAATTTAAAATGCAAACAATTTATTATAAAATTGAAATAAACTACATAAATATAAACTGATTATATATTTATAAAATGTCTATTTATGAAAAAAACTTATCAGAACCATGGTTTTCTCTTATGCATTGTGGGATTAAAAGGGTAGAAGGAAGATTAAATAAGGGGGATTTTGCTAATATGAATATAGGGGATTTTATTATATTTACAAATAATGAGTTAGGATTTGAACGCAAATTACAAATTAAAATCAAACATATATCGTATTATGATAATTTTGAACTATATTTAGAAAAGGAAACATTAGAATTATGCCTTCCTACCATATATAATATAGAAGATGGATTAAAAGTATATTATAAGTATTATAACAAAAGTGATGAAATAGAATATGGAATAAAGGCATTTACATTTTTGAATTAGTGCCTTTTAAATGAGAAAAGGTGTAAATATTCAATGGCGTAAAAGTAATAGTGATAAAAAGTAAATAAAAATATGATATTATAATTTATATATTATCATATGGACGTAACAAAATTGTTAAAGGCTTTAGATGATGAAACAAACGAAAATCTGTTTAACTTTACTACAGATAAATTAAATGAGATGAAATTAAATATTTTGAAGGAATTACATCTTCCTAGAAGTATTACTTTAGATTTATTAAAGAAATTAAAAGACTATAAATATGTAGATGAAATGGATGATTTAAAATATGGAGCATACATTAGATGGATTCCAATTGAAGACCCAGCCAATATTTACTTAACAAAAGGTGCTATTTTTTGTGAAATGAAAATAACAAATGATGGTGTTTTTTGTATATGTAAAAATTTTGGATATAAGCATAATCATTTTCAGATTGAAATGGATAAAAATTTGATATTTCAAAAACTGACAGACCAAGAATTAGTATTATTATCCGCTTTAGATCATTTAGCAAAATAAATAGTTAAAATGTATCTAAAACAAATACAAATTATTATATTATGTTAAGCAATAATTTAATTATTATAAAACCAAAATTGTTTGTATTAAATAATTTAATTCATAATGACAAAACAGAAATAGAAAATAGAATGAAAAATACATATTATAAAAAAATAATTGGTATAAACATAAATAATGAGATAAAAAAATATATAAACAAATAGATAAATAATTAAGAAGTAAAATGATTTACATTAATCATGACAAAAAGGCAATTTTTATTCATATACCAAAAACAGGAGGCACATATATTGGTCCAACATTAGTTAAATATTATGGTTTCATAAGTTATTTATCTTTAATAACAAAAAGACGGCCAGACCATGATTACATTTGTAAGACAAATTATTTTAAACGCGTATTAACAGGCAACAATAAATACGACACCTCTTTTTTTAATAAATTAGTAGGATTATTAGTGTATTGTAAAAGTAGTGACTATTTAAATAAAGCAATGAATATGGATGAAAATAAATGGAAAACATACACTAAATTTTGTTTTATACGTAATCCGTATTCTAGAGCTTTATCTGGATGGAAACATTTTGATACTGTTTTAAACATGAACTCTTTATTTTACACATATATTAGTAAAAATAAATACGATGTTTCTGATATAGAATATGGTCATATATTTATGACACAAAAAACACAAATTCAAGATGTAGATGGGAGTTGCGGCGTTGATTTAATTGGAAGATTTGAGTATTTAGAAGACGATTTTATAAGTATTTTAAATAAAATTGGATTTAATCAGATTTTACATATTCCTACAAAACAAAATGTATCAAACAAAGAAGGTGCTGAAGATATAGTATTAGAAAAAAAAACAGTGAATAAATTAAATGAACTTTTTAAAGATGATTTTGAATTGTTCCATTATAAAAATGTGTGAATTTTATAAATTTATATAGTGTTTTTACAAGCGTATTTTATTTTTCATTGTTTTACATTTTTTGCCATCTTTACAATCAGAGAAAAATCCAGGTATAAATTTTTTTAGTTTGATTAATTGTATATGCGTCTTGCTAATAGGCTTTTTAATGGTATACAGCTTTTTACCTTTGGTATATTTAGTAACACTTTTATAACCATTACCTTTCTTAATATAAACCTTACGCACAGTTTTTCCACCTTTTTGAGCACTAACTTCTGTATTTTCATAGTTAAAGTTATCAATATTCATTATATATAATTTCAATAAAATAATATATAACTAAATATATGGATACAATAAAATTAGTTCATTTATTTCATATTATAATTGTAGGTGGTTTATTCCTTTATATAGGAATTAAGAGAACAACAATACCTAAAATGTTATACCCAATATTGATAGGTCTGGGAATAACAATAATTTTATATCACATTTTTAAGATTTACATTCATGTAAAAGAGAATAAACAATATTGGTTTAATTTGATACATATAATTTTAATAGGTCCATTATTAGTTTATATAGGTTACAATAGAGAGAACACTCAGAGATTATACTTTGAAATGTTGATGATGTTAGGTTTTGCGTCTATAGGTTATCATGGTTACTATTTACTTAACTAACATTGAGTGGTAACCCACTTTTTTGTTAAAACGGCTTCAACACTTTCAAGCGCACCTTCAGTCCAACCTTGATATCTGCTAACGGCTTCTCCAACAACTAGTAATCCTTTTTCAGGATGCTGAACTTTGTAAACAAAATCGTCTCTATCTTTCACGTCACTATGTAATGGTTCATAATAATGTGTGCCAATAGGCCAATAATATTCCTTAATAGCTAATATTTTTAAACTACCATTTGGTATTCCCAGTGATTTTTCAATCAATTCGCAATACAATTCGCGATTTTTTGGAGTATTTTCTAAAAACTCCTTTAGCGCTAAAGCATTGTTATTATCGCTATAAGCTATCATATAGACTCCTTTGTCGGGATTCATTGGAATAATTTTTTGTAGAGGCCCTGGAACTATTGTATATTGTGGCACATACTCTTTCATTATTTTAGAGGAAGCATGGTTAAACTTAGCATATAACCTCAAAAATGGTTGTCCATGTATTTGGTTGTATAAACTATTCTTATTAGAAGCACCAGGAATAAGTTTTTTAATACTAGATATAGTAGTTGCTAAAATTACTTTGTTAGAATGATAAACGTCGCCATTTGCTGTTGTAATTTTAAACAAACATGGTGTAGTATTAACTTTGAGTATTTCAATAACATCACTCGAAAATTTAAAATGATTAACACCTATTGTATTATACAATTTATAAACCATGTTTTTCCAAGGAATATACAATCCATTCCATCCTCCTTTGTTATCATCCATTCCGTAATTATGTAATGTTTCAAGTATATCAGCATTTTCATAGTCAGTATATCCAGCAGAAATTGTAAATTGTTTATATAAACGATTACCTAAAATGCTAACCGCATATTGTTTAAATGTTTTATCATGTAATTCAGGGTGTAATTTGTATTCATTTTTCAATTTATCAATAATCTTAACGATATCTACATGGTTAAATGTGTTGGAATAGTTCATTTCTGATAAAAACCCGCTATATTTAATATTTAACTCATTCATAAGTTTAATTAAAAGAGGATTCGTATCTTTTCTGCCAATTCCTGCTCCAGTTACAATATTTGTTCCATAAAATGTGTCATTACTTGTTCTACCACCTATCCATTTTT